CTAGCGCATGGTGACGAATTCTTCCGCGCCTGTCGGGTGAATCGCGACGGTATTGTCGAAGTCTTTTTTAGTTGCGCCCATTCTCAACGCTACCGCAAAGCCCTGCAGCATTTCGTCCATACCGTAGCCGATGCCGTGGATACCGACAATTTTCTCTTCCTGACCGACGCAGACCAGTTTCATCCGGCAGGGCTGGCGGTGTTGGGTCACGGCGGTATACATGGCGGTAAACGCGGATTTATACACTTTCACCTGATCATCGCCGTACTGCTCGCGGGCCTGTGGCTCGGTCAGGCCCACCGTGCCGATGGGCGGATGGCTGAACACCACAGTTGGCACGTTGCTGTAATCCAGATGCTCTTCCGGTTTGTTGTTAAACAGGCGTTCGGAAAGACGGCGGCCTGCGGCAACGGCAACAGGCGTCAGTTCCACTGCACCCGTGTTATCGCCTACAGCATAAATACCTGCCACGTTGGTATTTTGATATTTATCAACGTTGATATAACCTTTTTCATTCAGCGCGACACCAGTGGTGGCAATGTTCAGGTCATCGGTGGCTGGCTCGCGGCCAATGGCCCACACCAGGCAATCAACCGTCTGCTGCTGTCCATTCTCCAGCTGCAGCGTCAGGCTACCGTCGGCATTCTTGAACACCGCCTTCGGCGTTGAGTTGGTATGCAGCACAGGGCCTTCCCCGTTCATCACCTCAAGCAATGTTTCGACGATAAGGGGGTCGAAAGAGCGTAGCGGAGCATGTTTGCGCACGAACAGATGCGTCTCTGAACCCAGCGCGTTCACCACGCCAGCAATCTCAACCGCGATATAACCTGCGCCAACCACTGCGGTGCGCCTGGGTAAGGCATCCAGTTCAAAGAAGCCATCAGAATCGATACCGTATTCTGCACCGGGTATGGAAGGATGGCTGGGTCGGCCACCAGTGGCGATCAAAATATGATCTGCCGTAATCTTTTCACCATTCACTTCTACGGTGTGCGCGTCTACAAAGCGCGCGTGGCCTTTAATCACCTCAACCTTATTTTTGCCGAGCACGTTGTCATAAGAGTTATGGATACGGTCAATGTAGGCGCTGCGGTTCTTAACCAGCGTGGCCCAGTTAAAGCTGTTCAGGGTGGTGTCAAAGCCGTAATCCGGGCTATACCGATGAATGGCTTCAGCAATTTGCGCCGCGTACCACATCACTTTCTTAGGCACACAGCCAACATTTACGCAGGTGCCGCCAAGATCTTTTGCCTCAATCAGCGCACATTTTCTCCCGTACATGGATGCACGGTTAATGGAGGCAATACCGCCGCTGCCGCCACCAATAGCAAGGTAGTCAAAATGTCTGGTCATCAGGAATATTCCAATAAGTCAGTAAAATAAATTGGCGTTAGTGTAGCGCCACTAAGGGTGATGCCGCAAAGATTGCGCCTATGATTGTGATAGGTAAAGTGGAAATTATATCTAATTATATTAATAAGATATGAAGGTTAGTTCTAAATCACTCTAAATTAGCTCAAAATGATATCCCACTCACTACCCCTTGAATCTCTATACCTGTCAGTCATTTGTGCGGATTTATGCCCCAGCAATCTTTGTGCAAATTCCGCCCCATTTTCTTTGGTATGTAGCCTCGCAGACAGGCTTCTAAGTTCGTGAAATGAAGGGGGAGCACCATTCCATGATAATCCGCAATCTGACCTCAACCGGGAAAATCCACCTGATATTGTCCTCGGTGCAATCCGTTCACCTTTCTTCGTGCCGACAACATATTCCCCTGGAGAAGATAGCCTGCACTCACTGAGAAGATCAGAAAAAATCAGTCCAGCCTCGCTAAGTTTTAAATTGAGGGGTATAGCCAGCTTTGCCCCTGTTTTTAACTGCTCAACCCGCATGAATCCATCCGCTACAGAATCCCACTTCATTTCACTGATATCGCTAACTCTTTGCCCCGTCAACAACGCAACGCGGATACTGAGAGAAATCCATTCCGGCATTCCGGCAGATTTACTGATAATCACCCGATAGTCATCAAGTGATAGACGAGAACGCTTAACCTTTGTTCGCGGATTTCTTGTAACGGACACAGGATTGTTATTAATGTACCCTTCGGCTATTGCTGACCTGAACATATCAAGAAGTGTGGATCTGATGAGTTTTGCTGTTGTACTTTTTCCCTGCGACTCATACCTGCCAATAAAATCTGCAATTGTTCTTGTGCTGACCTGATTCAAATGCATGTCAGGAATTCCATTGCGGATTGCCTTTATCCTGTCTGCATAATCTGTGAGTGTCTTTGATTTCAGATCTCGACCTATAAGAATTTCATAATATTTATCTGCCCATACATAAAAACTGATATTTCCCTGACCGGACATCCTTTCAATCAGGCTTGCAGTCGGTGAATCGACCATTGACATATTGGCTTCAATGGCCTGAGTCACAGCATATCGCTTATCCCTCCCAAGCCCGTACTCCTTACCCGTCCGTGGGTCGCGGTAACTGTAATAGCCATCATTCCTGACATACAGGTTGGGCGGCAGATCACGCGTCTTATGGCTTCTTCTCCGTGCGGCCATTTTTTATCCTTGAGGTTAGTGAGTTGACTGAATGACAGGATTTTGACTGTCTTTGCGATGGGTGAGTGATTTTTACCGCGTCTTCATCGACATAGTACTGATAACCGTCGAATTGTGGAGGCGGGTATATTTTTTGCCCTCTTGCCCAGCGGCGCAGCGTTTCAGTTGAACGGGGGACAGGCAGGCGCTGCCCCCACTCATGTAAAGTAATGAGTGGCATATTTTACCTCTGTATGTCAGACGGTGGGGTTAATGGCTGGCTTGGCTTTCGCGCTCTTTCTTCGTCGCATAGCGCCAGGCGTAACCGCGATGCGTTTTAGCGCGACCGCTGATCGCCTCTTTTATGCCTGACCGATTGAAGCCCGGCGCATAATAGGCGGAGCGGAAATAAACCTGCTCGCCGGTCTGCAGGTGCGTGCCGATGACGGCCATCTGACGTGCTGGAATCTCTTTCAATCTGAACTCCTTTTGTTTGCCAGTCTCTGACAAACGTAATTCAGCCACAGCCACGGCTCCCGACGATATTTATCAGGCACAAGATGAGCTATTTTCGCGGCGTGTTTGTCGAGGGCCTGGCGGTAGGTGAGAGTGTTGTTTGGGTTGGTGTATTCTGCCAATGCGGTACGTGCGGTGCTTTTGATTGCGTTGTCAGCTTCCGGCGTCATCGGTCAGCCTTATGCCGGGGATTTTACCGGCGGCGATGGCGTCGTAAGTTTTAAACCAAGCTTTCCCGTAACCGGAATTTTCATCGCAATGAATACCGTTGCCGAGTATGTTGCACATGATTTGAACTATCTCATTACGTCTTCGCTCTGCTTCGGTGCAGATGGGGCGGAATTTTTCTGGCCTTTGCGCAACGCAATAAACTATTTCTGAATCCAGGTCTAGTCGGTGCGTGGTAACATACTTTTCACCAATATATTTTATTATTACCGGGTTCCATGTTTCACAGTCGTAAATCTCACAGTCACATCCAACCGGCGGCAGGCCTTCACCATCCCATTTAATGCTCATGCCACTCTCCTTTGCTGTTCTGCCCGCGCCAGCCGTTCTGCATCTTCCCGGCACTCTGACGAGTAATAGCTGGTTCCTGGCTGTGACTTCTCGCCGCAGTCCCCGTTACGGCAAACCGGAGACGGAGGGGCGGGTAGCTTCCTGTTAGCCAGGGCGTTATCAATCATCTGCTGCTGACGGGCTGCTGCCTCGTCTGCCGGGTCTGCGAAAGTGGTCATACTGATACCTCCGAAAACGCTTTCTCACACTGCATTGCGACACGCTCAATATGCTGTTGCATGGCTTGAAGTGACTGTACGTCTGACAAGTTCACATCAAGATTAATTAACGCGCTGATTGCCTGGTGGATTTTGGGGTAGTAGCCAACGAGAGCCAGCACCTCGCTACCGGCATTCTTTCCCTCTTTTGCAATCTTTTTCTCACGAACTATGTACTGATACTGGTCAACGGTCAGTACGTATTTATCACCGATGTCTATTTTCATTGGTTACTCCGAATTCTGGACACAAAAAAAGCCGCTTCAGCGACTCAGTCTTTCTCGCGCAGCCACAATGCACAGGGCTATGAATAAGATGTTGATGGTTATGACTCATCACCTCCGGGCTCTGGTGCTGCCAGCAGCGGCATCCAATGAGTGGCTTCGAACGCTAGGGATATTGATGCCCCGCCATCATAGTTACTGGCCTCAAGCCCTTCAATTAATGCAAAATGAGGTGGGTAGTATGTGACGGCCGCCGCCTCACAAATACAGCCGTGGCCTATATTGGCGATAACTACTGATTGACCTTCCACCGGCAGCCGCTCACTACACCGAATCCACTGCTGTGCTGGCGATTGCGGGGTGGTATCCTCATCAGTGAGGGAACCATCAGCCTGAAGCGAGGCGAGGGCGATTTCTGCTATCTGTTTTGCCTCCAGCGCTGGCAGCATAACGTTTGCATTGTCGCCGTATTTTTCCCGCCATGCTGCAATAGTTTTGCATCGCTCAACCAACGACAGCCGTTCTTCATTCGTCATCGCTCTTACTCCTGCTGTTGATGCGCAGCACTTCTGCTTTCTCTTCCAGCGCCTGGCGAATGTCGTTGATACTGTCCTGGGCCTCAAGGTCACCTGATGCGTTTTAACAGCGCATGCAATGAGATTCATGTTATCCAAGGAAACATTCACGCACGGCACCTCGTCTACAGCCTTGAATGCATGAATTACATCGCCATCCTTGCCGCTGGCGCTACTCAAACGAGCCATGCTATTGCTGGTAGCCCAGCGCCACGGCATGGGGGAAGCGAATTTAATCAGGCCCCGAAGATTTGCTAATTCCTCAAGCGGTAGTGTTTTGTCGTATGGGCGCTGGTTCATGAGTCACCCCCGATGCGCTTCACTTCAATATTTCGCAGGTACATTTTTGCACCTCTGTCACTACTACCGGTTAGAGCCAGGGCAAACTCATGGGGTAATATTTCCAGAGTGATTGTTTTCCCTCGCTCAACGCGGATAATCATCCTGATTGGGTTTTCTAAATCACCCCTTGGGCGAACGATGCTCAACTGCACATCCGATGGAGTAGGGAGTTCACGCATGGTCGCCTCCCTGCTCACCTTCAACTTCTGCCAGCCTCAACTTAATAACCAGAATCAGGGCGCGATAAATATCGCCGTGCTGGTTGTCGCTGTGCGTATCGTTAACAGCTGACTCAAACTCGTCAATCGTGCCAGAGAAACATCCGCGTCTGACCATGATGCTGTTATCACGCTGCCGGAACGCTGTCAGGAAACCATTCTCTGAACCAATTGGCCCGATAGAGATCCAGTGCGCATTGCCGTACACCCATGCATCGCCGGACACCTTCGCATTGCCGTACACCCATGCATCGCCGGACACCTTCGCATTGCCGTACACCCATGCATCGCCGGACACCTGCGCATTGCCGTACACCTTCGCATTGCCGTACACCCATGCATCGCCGGACACCTTCGCATTGCCGTACACCCATGCATTGCCGGACACCTGCGCATTGCCGTACACCCATGCATCGCCGGACACCTGCGCATTGCCGTACACCTTCGCATTGCCGTACACCCATGCATCGCCGGACACCTTCGCATTGCCGTACACCCATGCATCGCCGGACACCTGCGCATTGCCGTACACCTTCGCATTGCCGTACACCCATGCATCGCCGGACACCTTCGCATTGCCGTACACCCATGCATCGCCGGACACCTTCGCATTGCCGTACACCTTCGCATTGCCGGACACCTTCGCATTGCCGTACACCCATGCATTGCCGGACACCTGCGCATTGCCGTACACCTTCGCATTGCCGTACACCCATGCATCGCCGGACTGTTCTACATTACTCTCGCTCTCAACCCAGCCACCCAAATCACCAGTTTGAACATTACCAAACGAAATCATGGCGCGAATGCGGAACAGTTTTCTACCGAAAAACTCTTTGGAAATTTCAGCAACAAGTTCGAACTTTTTCATTTGGACACCTCACCGGCGCGGAGTTGGGCAGCAAAATCTTCTGCGCCAATTGCAATCAAATTACATGGAGATGCATCATTGCCATTTGCACGAAGGTGAATAACCAATTTCTCCACACCCTGCGCCATCATCTCCCTGATAGCGGCATCGGTAGCTGAAAAATCCAGCTGATCAGCGCAGGGGATTAACTCGCCGTAAACGCTTTCCATCGCCTGATCCCAACCATGACGCATCGCCTCGTAGCGGTCAGTGATGTTTCGGTCTTCCAGTCCGCACCCCATGCCTTCGTAGTGATACTGAGGTTCGTTATCGAGGTCAGTTACTGAATCGATAATCTGGCGCATCATTGCCCCTTCAGCTGCCAGCGCGTTCACCTGCTGCTGCAGGGCGTTACGTTCAACGTAAACTTTCATCGCTGCGTCTGCATCTTCACGAAAGTTCAGATCGATAATTCCCTGGCTTTCTCCTGACTCATTCCTTTCATAGAGGGTGTAAAAGTTCGCGGAGTCGCCATCACAGATTTCACAGTGGCCTTTAGCGTCGGTTTTGACGCCCGATACGTAGTATTTTTCCATCATATTGTTCCGTTATGTGTTGAGGTCATGGCTATTCAGCCCTTCATAAACACCACCCCATGATTCTGATAAGTGGATGCGTGGCAGTTCGGGATAACTGGCTGCATCTCTGGCGTAGCGGCTGGTTTGCAGCTCTGCTTTACGCTGCTCAGGCGTTTTAGAAATGATGCGCGGGTGACTCCTTCCTTCTTTTGCTGCAAGCCATGCCTCACCAACTTCGGCGACAATGGCGGCGGATGGGCATGACGATGCCGCCCCGGTATGAGGTTTTGATGTAGGCATGGTGGTTTCCTGCGAGAGGGTTATGCTGGTTGCTCTAATTCAGCTTTTCTGTCGAGATACACTGACTGAGCCTTACCATGCTGCTCTGTGCCAGCGAGGCTTTTATCAGCTGATTTCCACGCCCTCTCAAGTTCGACAATAGAGGACTTCAGTGCGTACTCAGTGAAAGCCGTGAGAATCTGCTGTGGCGTTCTGGCGGGAGGGGGGTGATTATTTGCCGCCTGTCTATTCTGCTGGTATGACTGCTGCCTTGCTGAATTCTGCTGATTTTTATGCTCGTCAGTATCAGCATCCCTGGAATCATCAATGCCAAACAATCCGTTAAGGCAGTATTTACGCGCATATGAGCTGGTAGCGCCCGTTACCTGAGCTGCATCCATTCCTTTTTTTGACTCTTCCTCGCGCGCCATTGCTGATGCGGTGATTGTGGTCTCACCGTCTGTAATGGTGGCTGTGGCCCGCACGTAATACCGGTCGCCTATTGGTACAATCTCGTCAGAAATTGAGAGAAACAGGCCATTTAGCAGTGGCTTCACGCCTTCCAGGATATCCTCACAACTCCTGTACTTGTATTTACCAAATGAGTTGTACTGATTTTTTGGTGCGTTCAGTGTTCGTTGGATTTCTGCAAGCCTCGCATAGAATTCCTTGCTCATCAATCACCTCAGAATGGAGCGGGGCCAAGAAAATGGCGAGAGTTTATTTTTTCAAGATAGGCTGCTTTTAATGCCAGTCTTTTATCTTCATGGCGACCTGCTCGGCGATAAGCCAAAGCTGTGCATATGTATGCCTTTCGCCATATGTGACTTACTTCTATAGTTGCTGCCAGTGAGTTAAATTTCATTATTTTAACCTCGCGCTAATCCATGCTTCAGCCATTTCCTTATATCCGGCATTTGTATTTGGGAATGCGCAGATATTACCCTTGATGGCAATAATCAGGTGGAATCCATCGATGGTGAATATCATTACGGCCTCCCTTTCTGCTTCAGTGTGTCTAATAATTTGCGACAGCCGGAACGCAGGCGCTTAGTAATAATGTCGAGTAATGATTCAGAGCGGCCAGCAACAGGCCACCCTGCAACGGCATACTGTTGCATGGCTATTCCTTTTATTTTTCAGATGAAAACTCGCCATGATATATGGCGGCTGCGTTCTTATATGCTTGATGTGCTTCTATTGCGGTTCGGTGATAACCAAGAGATACCCTCTTGCGGCTCACCATTATTTGGGCAAGAAATTTCCCTTCTCGGGTTGAGAAATAAACCCCTTTAAAGCCAGAAGAATTATTTCTACCTAACCCTGTGTTATGTTGATTTTGGCTTTTATTCGCCAGCCTTAAATTACAAAGCCGGTTGTCTGATCGGATTCGATTTATGTGGTCAATATCTTCGGTAGGCCACTCTCCATACACATAAAACCAAGCCAAACGGTGTGCTCTATAAGGTTTCTTTTGGATGGTGATCACTACGTATCCAGTTTTGTGATGAGTCCCCGCCACTGAGTTCCTTATTTTGGTTCCGCTTTTCTTATTCCAAGTGAATCTTCCTGTTTCGGGTGAATAAGAAAGTACTGACTGCAACTCAGAATGAGATAGTTGCATGGCGTTTCCTTGATTTAATTGAACAGGTCAGTGGATGATGGGCAACATCGTAATGCCGCCTGTCACGGCATTGGGTTGCTACTCTTAATTAATCTTCTGGGCGTGGATTCATCTTCTCTCCTTACAGGGTTATTTTCGGTCTTGTGATTTCTGCATGTCTTTTACTCGGTATCTTCTTACCTCCGTTTCATCAACGCCACAGCAAATACAAAGACAAACCTCTTCCATCTGTTCGTGAATCACATTGGTGGCAGGTATTTTTACAGGCACATCCACCCATGAATTTGACCTCAGGCGTCCAATTACTTTGTGAAAGAACATCTCATTAGGAGCGTAATATCATTTTTGCTCTGTCAGAGCGTAATCCCCGAAATCAAAGCTCATTTCCCCTCCTGATATTAAGGCGTAAAAAAGCCGCTTATGCGGCCTGTTATCTAAAATATCGCTACAATTCGATGGTTTTTGCTTCCGTCAAGATGTTTACCATCCGCAGCTGCGGACATGGTTTTAATATTATTAGCACCAATTTGGGTCATAATATTTCTTATTTTATATTCGTATTTCTTGTGGGTATCTATATGAATGAAAGCGCCAATGCAGCATACCGATTCAACCCGCACTCCTGCTTTTTCAAGCAGACTTTTCAATTTTTCATTTCTGTTCATATCAGATAATCCCTCTTGGAGGTGAAGATTTTCCGCACGTCTTCTGCTTTGCGTTAATCGTCCGGCCTGCTTCGTTAAGTACCTTCCGGTATTTCGGGTTCTCACGACACTCAACATATTTAGCGGCGGCTGCCAGAATCTGTTTGTGATATTCCGTTGATGTATCAACTGCCTTGCTTACACGGTCAATCGGCTTACGATTACAGCTCAACACAACGCGACCTGCGGTAGGGCGGTGCATCACCTCTGAACTTTTAGCCTGCTCACTCTGCAAATCAGCACGACGCTCACGGCGACGGCCTGATGCTGAACCTGCAAATACCGTTCTTCGTGTCATAGATACCTCCTGAATGATTTTTCGGGTGCTGTGCCGCGTTGCTGATCTTCGCGGTTGCGCTTTCTCACGCTGCATTTCACAGCACTCAAAAAATCACGTTTGGGTACTATCTGGCTTTTCAGCCACGTAGGTGATCCATCACCGTTGTGTAAAGAGCAAATCAGCTGACTGTGTAGCGGTGTGTCGTGCTGATGGGTTTATATTGTACCATTAGTACGAGTTAAGCAAGTACCTTTGGTACGAATTTGTTGTGTTTATATTCGTACTTATTGTTTCTTTATGATTTGAAAGGTGATTTATTTTTGTAAATGCCATCCATGCTGTGTCGTGATAGGCTTTTATGGTCAAAATATGAGCAGTGAGTATGTATGGATATGGAAGAAGCGCGCGAAGCCGTGGCGAGGGTTATCGGTGAAGCGGTTATTCAGCTGCTGGCAGAGGGACGGGCGCTAACTAAAGAGGTGATAGCTGAGATGGTGTCAATGCTGGCAGGCGATGAACCTGATTTAGCGGTTGAGTTTGCGCTGGGTATGCTCAGGTGACAGGCACAAAAAACCCGACGCGGGGGCCGGGCTATCACTTAGTTTCTTGTATAAAGCGTATCTGCAAAGATCTAAGCAATTCATTAGTCTTAATAAAATTCACTCCGAATTTATCGCATATATCAGGAATTTTAGGCTTAGAGCTACCAGCACCAGCTCTTACCTCATGCGTCACGACAGTGGCGGATAACGTTTTTGCTTTTGCAACTAACCAAGGATCAGCAACGCTGAGGAATGAAGGAACATTTTGATTGTTTTTCTTCCGGGACTCATATTCCGTTTGTACGTAGTTAGCAATTAAAGCGAAATTTTTTTGAGTATCTACATCATCAACACTTCCAAAAAAATGCTTACGTACACTAATCCATTCATAAATCGCATCTTCTTTATGTGCAACTTCATCGTATACATGTCTGATACTGATCAACTCACCAGTTATAAACCGCTCAGAAAGAAAATCCCAAAATCCCGGACAGATGCCCAGGCAGTAGTATGTATTTTGCGCTTCAATGAAAATATTTGAGTCTATGATATAATTCAAAGTCCCAATTCCTTCTGAGCAAATTCGTTTAGTTTGCTTGGTCTTATTCCGGTTAGTCTTTGGGCATCTCTTAAAAGCAGTCTTCCCTCAAGAGCTTGCGTAACAACAGCTCTTGCAAAAGTTTCACTTACCCGAGCTTTCTGTGTTCTCGGGTAGACACCTCGGCCGCCTTGAGGCTTATCGTTGATTCTAGAAACATAAGAAACATATTCACTTTCTTTTATAAAACCTAGAGTTAGAGCTCTGCGGGCGATTACCCACCTGCTGACCCTGAAGAAATTTGCCAAAGAATAAATGTTATCTTCCCAAATTTCATCATCAATCCATTTTATTCTTATGATATTTTCAGGGACTAAATATTCAGCAGCTACAGCATTGCAAAGCTCTTCCTCACGATTCTTTGAATTATGATTAAGATCTACTATGGCAGATTCACCAATCATAAGATGAGCAAGCTCATGAATTAGCGTGAATAATTGAGCAGATTTTGCATCATTATTATTAATGAAGATAACTGGAGCTCTATCATCTGCAACACAAAAACCACGAAAATCATCGACACTGATGGGGCGGTGGGTATTGTTTTTAACAACTCCATTTTTCATTACTAAAATGCCATTTTTCTCGACTTCTTTAATAAGTTTTGAAAGAAACTCTTCCCACTTTCCGCTTTTTGGTGGTATGTCGACGTCAAGCCTACTTCTCAACTCATTAACAAGAATGTTAAAAGAGGTATTTTTATTGTACTTCCCTATCAAATCAACTTCATCAAGACCAGACTCCACGGAGTATTCTTTGTACCATTCAATCTTGAGCATCACATCATTTAGCGTGTCCCTGAGCTCTAGAGATACATCGATCTCTCGACTTCCGACAGTTCGGCGATCAGGAATTGGAAGCGTCTCTTCAAGAGGTTTATCTAAGTATAGGCAGCCGAAGGGAACGTGAGTAATGTCTGCAAATCTTTGAGCTTCAGCAAAAGAAATAGGATGAGAATCGGCCTCCCAATTTTCTATGAGATCTGGTTTCTTCTTCATCTTTAATGCAACATAGTTTATTGAAAGGTTTGCTCTCTCTCTAGCCCACGTTAGCATTTTCCTGTTTATAAAAGCCTGAGGCATGAATCACCAGAGTTAAAAAAAGCCTATTGTCTCACCTTCATTGTTGTGCATCACTGATCTGCCGTCAACGAGTTTGTTCATGCTGAAAACATCTCTGCGACCTCTCTCACCCGAACGTCTCATCCGGCAGCTGTGTCCTTAGATGCCGGCACCATCCACGCGAGTAACGTCATCGTGATCAATGTAGCGAGTATGCTTCACTATAGCTGAAACAAAGTGCATCTTTTCTATCTGATTAATTTCAAGCGTTATTGGACGGTGATCACTATTTACGCTGGAGAACTTATAATCACCATCCCGGGTCTTGGACATGATTTTAATCATGTTATGCCCATCCATTGTCCTGACGAATACCTCATCGCCAGCATGCACGCCAGTGTTAGGCTCAATCACCACATACTCGCCTGACTGGATGCGGGGCCACATACTGTCACCCTTGACCTTGAGTCCGTATGCGTCCTTATCTCCGCTGTAAATTCGCAACCATCCAGCACGAAACTCGATCATATCCACTGAACCATCAACCCCCAAGACAGCTTCGCCAATGACGGGAACATAACCATCTTTAATAGATCCAGCGAATTCTAATTTCTCGCTTTCTTTACCGTGTTGAAGCCATATCACGTCGACATCAAGGAAGTTAGCGATCTCGTTCATCTTATCCTGACGGGGAACCGACTCCGCATTTAGCCACTTGCTGACAGCCTTTGAGGTAACAGAAAGCGCTCTTGCAAGTGCCATTCCGCGACCATGCTCATCCAACCCAGCCATATTGCAGGCCTGCGCAAGCCTAGCTGAGAACTCTTCGCGCAATTTATCTCTCTGTACCATGAGTACGATAGTAAGCCACTTGCAAAAACTTTCAGTTCAATCATAATGCGTACTGAAAGTACGAAAGGAGAGCCCATGGAAAACTTAGATGAGCCGATAAAGAGTATCGGTATTCCCGAAGTAGCTAAGGCTTGTGGAGTCAGTGAAAGGGCCGTCTATAAATGGCTTAAAAACGGATTTCTCCCCAAGACCGAGTTTTTCGGAAAAACGCAATACGCATCAAAAATTCAGGAAATCTCACAAGGCAAATACCTTGCCTGTGAACTTCTTGATTTAAGTAAAAAAAACTTACTCGCAGCATAAGCACTACCGCTCTTTACACAACGGACACGAAGTCCCACGTCGCTGAAAAGCGAAAACCAAAAAAACTCAAACCAACAGTGGCATTAGCTACGGCTTTGTCACGTCACAACTAATCAACAGGAAGAATTATCACAGATGGAAATTGCAAAATACCGCAAAAAAGCGTCTCGCATTGAGTCGCAGTTGTTGGGGAAGCTGGCCGTTATGGGGCAGACGAAGTTCGCGAAGCTTATGGGCTTAACGGATACGAAAGTAAGCAGGATGAAAGACGGGTTCTTTCAGCAGGCTGCGATGGCTATTGCCATCCTGGAGTACGGGGTGGACGACACTGAAGTGTTTGAAATAGCCAAACGAATACTCGCCGCAATCCCGCAGATACAAAAGCAAAAAGCCCCGGCTGCACGAACAGCTGAGGCTTCTCAGATATCAATGTCTTTCTAACAATGTCTGGAGATAAGTATGCCAGGAATTATCACTACGGGCAACACTACCCTTATTGGTACTGATGAGCTTCTCGTAATCGTCAATCAGTCAAGGGCAGAACATGGCGAAAGCGCTGTGCGGAATAACGATTTCATCGTACGGGTTAAAGATGAGCTGGAAGGTGAGGACTACGAAACTTTCGTAGTTCAAAATCCGAACGGAACTAAATCAGAACAGCTTCGAATTTCCAACGACCAGGCGGTTTTGGTTGGTATGAGGGAATCAAAAGCAGTTCGCCGTACGGTACTGGCGAAACTGAAAGCAAAGCAACCATTGCCTTTGCCTCAGACGCTTCCAGAAGCACTACGACTGGCAGCCGACCTGGCTGAGGAAAAGCAGGTTCTCGAAAACCAGCTCGCTATCGCAGCTCCGAAGGCTCAGTTTGTCGACAGCTACGTGAGCGCAAGCGGATCACTTGGTTTCCGAGAAACCTGCAAGCTGCTTCACATTAAAGAGAACGCTTTTCGCCAGTTTCTCCTGGATAGCCAGATCATGTACGTGCTGGCCGGAAAGATTACTCCTTACTCACAACATATCGACGCCGGGCGGTTCACCGTTAAAACCGGTGAGAACCAGCTCAACGGACACGCGTTCACTCAGGTTAAATTCACGCCGAAAGGCATCCAGTGGATCGCCGGTCTTTGGGCCGCTCATCAGGTACAGGTAAAAGCAGCATGAGCAAAGGATTCAGCGAAACAAAAAGAAAAATAATATTTAACAAGTTTTATGGAAGATGCGCTTATTGCGGAACCTCAGTTGAGTTCATTGATATGCATATAGACCATATCACTCCAAAAAAAGAAGGCGGCAATAACGAGCTACGAAATCTCAATCCATCCTGTGCAAAGTGTAATACAACCAAAGGTGATAGGAGCCTGGAAGACTTCAGGCTTCATTCAATGCTTGGGTCATCAAGATTTAAAGGCATCATCAATTTCAAACAGTGGCAGTCCTTAAATGATCTTGGTGTTTTTATAAACCTGCCAACGCATATATTTCATTTCGAGGATTCAGGCCATGAGCAGAGCTGCAACTGACTGGGCTTGGGGCTTAGAGCTGAAAGCACCGCAAAAAATACTTGTGCTTTCGCTCGCAGATAGAGCAGATGAGTACCACTGCTGCTACCCAAGCATTCAGCGCCTGGTTAAGGATACGGGGCTTGATAAAAAGACCATCGGAAAATGGATAAATCAGATGATAGAAGACGGGCTTATTTCAGATACTGGAGAGAGAAAAGGCCCAACAAAAAGGGTGCGCGTTTTACGTTTAAACCTTGAAAACAAATGCACCCAAAAACGGGATAATTCCAAAAACGGGAATATACCCAAAAACGGGAAATTGAATGATCCCAAATTTGGGTGTTTGAATGATCCCAAATTTGGGTCACAGAATCAGTCATTAGAACCAGTCATTGAACCTAAAGAAACACCAGTCGCTGACGCTCCCCATAACAATCAACTCGACGTTTCTCGTTACGCCTTTGAAGGCAATGTCGTGAAGCTAAACCACGCCGATTTTAAGTTGTGGGCCGATCTCTACTCAAGCATCGATCTGGTGTACGAGCTTCAGAAGCTGGATATCGAGTTCAGCCACGACAAGCCAAAAAACTGGTTTATCACTGCAAGTCAAAAAATTAGCTACCAGAACAAGCAGGCCGTGAAGCTCGGTATTAAACCCGGATCTGTGCAGCAAACCCCACACTGGAATAGCCGTGAGGGCTGGGAGGATTTCATATGAGCCTGCAACTCGTAGAAGCGATTAACAATCGTGATGGCTCCGCTATGGCTCGTATGGCTGGCGGTCGTTATGAGACAGAGAAAGTCATCAGCAGTGAAGTTGAACAGCTGGTAGACGCGCTTTTCAGGCAGCTGAAGCAAATATTCCCGGCATCAGTCAGCACAAGCCTGAGGGGCGAGGAGGCCGAGAAAACCACCAAACGCCAGTGGATAGCAGCGTTCGCCGAGAACGGCATCAAAACCAGAGAGCAGCTTTCCGCAGGTGTCCGGCATGCCAGAGCGAGTAATTCCGACTTCTGGCCGTCGCCGGGAAAGTTCATCAGCTGGTGCAAAGACAGCTCAGTAATTCTCGGCGTCACAGTCCAGGAGGTCATGCAGGAGTTTCACCGCTACAACAGAGAGAAGGGCTTGCACACTGGCGGCGCGGAACGGTTCCCCTGGTCGAAACCGGTTATGTACTGGATTGTCTGCGACACACGCCGCGCCATGTATCAGCGCCAGCTCAGTGAGGCCGAAGTCGAGAAGTACGCCGCTAAACAACTGGACGAATGGTCGAAGAAGGTTTCCTCTGGGCAGGGCATTCCTGACCCGGTTGCAAGTCTGGAAGTGAAGCGGGATGTGATGCCGATAAATGACCAGCCAACGGGTGATGATTTGAAGATGCGCTGGATGCCTGATGCCCGCGTTCTCGGATCGGTTACTCCGGCACAGTGGCTATATGCCGAATACAAACGCCGCAAAGCGGTAGGGTTGGTGTGAAATGCTAATCGCCAAAATAATTGGTACCGTCTGGATGCTGGCGTGGTTCTTATTTCTGTTCAAAATCATTGTCAAAAAAGTCAACGAGGGATTGGACCCCTTTGGAATGATATTTTCACTTGTGTTGACATGGCTATTAATCGGTCTGGCACCAGTGGTAATCGTCAAATTTGGATGGGGATTCATTCGGTGAATAAATACCTTCTGGAGTACATAGCAAATTCTCGCTTTTCCGCTGTGGTAAACATGTGCCTGGATGAGGAAGAGTTTATCCAGCAGTTCGAAAGACTATCCGGTATTCACCGTCCACCATCCCGTAAATCACCCATTGAAGTCATGGTCGATGAGGCAACTGGCTTTAACCAAAGTCAATGGCAAAAATTCTTCGAGGGGTTCATTCAGTTCGTTTACGAATTTGTATGGCTGCGATGGCCTGAAAGAGAGGGCGAGAGATGTTGGACATCTACGCAACAGAATTGCTGAACGGGCTGCTTTCCATAGCGGCCCTTGTTTTTTGGATCAGGGCGGGGAGGGAGTGATGAGACGAGTATTTTTAATCGCTGCTTTTTTACTGGCGGGTTGCGATAAAGACCCTGAGTCAGTGCAGATGGTTGGCTCAGATTTTAAGGTTGGCAAACTTTTTACTGTGGATGGCTGTAGCGTGTACAGATTTGCGGATGGCGGGCGAAATATCTATTTCACAAATTGCCCAGGCCAGACAGGCAGCAGTTATACAGCGAGGAGTGGCAAGCACCAGGCCACATATTACGACGATGTGATAACTACTAAGTGCGGGGGTGGATCATGACCAACGATGAGCTGGAGCGGCAGGCTTTTGAGTGTTGGTTTGAGCCCCGGCAGAAAGCAATGAAAGCTCAAGGGTTGGGGTTGATATCCATCAATAGGCTAAAGCAAAGGCAGTGGGAAGCGTGGAGGGCCAGTAGAGCCTCACTGGTGATTGATCTCTATGATTTTGATCAGTTCTCACCAAATGATAGTGGCGAATGGGCTATCTGGAAAACTGAAGTTGCCCGATTAATCAGAAAGGCAGGTATATCCGTTAAGGAGGATGAGTGACAGCCAAAATAATCCCTCTCAGGTCTAAAACCGTAACTATCTCAAAGCGTGATTTCAATCAGATATGTAATGCCTACATTAACGCCACTAATTGCAAACAGGCGGTACTGAGGATTGAACGCGGTAAAAACGCATTTTCCGACAGTGCGGTATGGGCTGTTGAGGATTTGCTACAGGCAATTACCCGGCAACTTAAAGAGGTAATCGATGGAGAAACAAACGTTCTTCCTCAGAAATGAGCAGGTACGACGAAACCTGATAGAAGCAATCAATAAACTTCCCCTGAATGACCACCACCCCCTCACAGTACGCATTACCGACTTTGACCGCTCACTCCTTCAGAACAGCATGTTTCATGCGCTGTGTGGCGACGTGGCCAAGCAATGCCTGTGGATGGAGAAGCCGCGAAATCTGGTGCAATGGAAAACTTTGTTCGTTTCCGGCCATGCAGTAGCGACCGGTCTTGGGGCAGAAGTTGTTGCTGGACTTGAGGGTGAGTTTTGCAACATCCGGGAATCGACCGCGAAAATGGGAATCAAGCGCATGACCAGCCTTATCGAATACTCAACGGCCTGGGCAGTCGGTAACGGTGTGCAGCTGCGTGAAGTTCTCACTAAACCTGAATGCGGCGCTGAACCTAAAGCTCGCCGGAGGAATAAGGAGTGAGTCTTCGAATCTCATAGTGGCCCGCAGCTCTGACTGCAATAAGGCCGGATAGCCTCTTATGCTGATTTACTTACTGTTCATAGGCAATAAATCGTGACCTGGCTAACCAAAATCCTCAGTCACTTCCGTCCGATCATCCCCGTTATACAGTCAGCACACTGACAATCCTGGGATTTGCAGCCAAAGAGGAAAAAGCGATGAGAGACATTCAGCAGGTTTTAGAGCGTTGGGGGGCATGGGCGGCTGATAATCAGGAGGATGTCTGCTGGCCTTCCGTAGCGGCTGGTTTCTCAGGTCTCATTCCGTCAAAGGTCAAAAGCCGTGTCCAGTGCTGCGACGATGACGGAGTGATTATTTCTAACATCATGGCAGGGCTGCTCAGTAAGCATCCCGTAGCGCACAACCTGCTGTTTGATTATTACGTGTTCGGGAAAACGTTTATGCAACTGGCGAGTGAGCATCACTGTTCTGACGGTCATATTGGCAAGAAGCTACAGAATGCCGAAGGGGTCATTGATGGTTACATCATGGCGTTAGAAATAAAACTCGAAATGGATAAATACGTCAGGCGGGAGGTGGCAACTTGATAAGTCTCTGTGACAATTATACTATTCGGACGGGTGCTTGAGGCTTTCTGGTCTCAGGCGAAAGCAGGAGTTCAGAAAGACGAAAGCCCCGATTGACGTTTAAATCAACCGAGGCCAACGCATGAATCCCACAATTCAGATGTTAGCCTCTTACCAGCCGAAAGGCAAGGAGCTAACCATGAAACAGCAAACGGCGATACTTATCGCCACTATCGTGATAGCGGCGGCAGTAGCCGTCATACTGGTAACGAGGAAAGACCTCTGTGAGGTTCGAATCCGAACCGGCCACACGGAGGTTGCTGCTTTCATGGATTACGAACCTAAGTAAGAGCGACAGGCGGGAGTAAAATCCCGCCATTCGTTGTGATGTTTATGACCTTAAGCGCCCAATCCATCTGCTGTGTTTGACAATCCCGCAAAAGCTATCGCATACTGACGTTACTGGAAATGTAACGCGGGCATCCGCACCCGATAGCTTTGCGGCTTTTTTATGCCTGCAATATGGCATAAACACATCCGAACAAAGGCCGGGTGGAGAGGCGTAATACAATACCCGCGAGGGGAATATGCCCGGAGCTACGTTACATGCTCCAGTTGACACCCGGTCACCAGCTACTAACTGGTGGTCATCACTAAAAATGTAACGGAGGTCATCATGACCGCATCAGCTATCAAGCCAGTCTCTTTCACTTTCCAAGAATCTCACGATGTACGCATTGAAATAATCAATAATGAACCATGGTTCTGTCTCAAAGATGTATGCGATATTCTTGGCATAAAAAACTCTAATGATTTACTCTCAAAACAGTTAGATAAGGTTGGTGTAGAAAAAATCTATATCAGGTCTGGCGGGCAAAATCGCCAATTATCATTCGTCAACGAACCCAACCTCTACCGCGTGATCTTCCGCAGCAACAAACCAGAAGCCAAACAATTCCAGGATTGGGTATTCAACGAAGTACTTCCAGCGATCCGCAAGACAGGACGTTATGAGAAACCAGCCCCCTCTGAACCGCTATCACCAAAAGATATGGCTAATCTTACCCGTCTGATCTGGCTGATGACTAACGGCATGAAATTTAAAGAAGCTTGGAACCATGGCGTATGGCACTGTCTGCGTGCAGCCACGGCAACACCATCACCGCAACCATTCTCAGTTAACGACCTGCCAGCGCTGGGCGAGGAATGTCGCCGCATGCTGAAAATTACGACGGCCTTCAACTCAGCAGTCTATGACTTCGAGAAAGAAGTGATCCGGACTGTGGTAAGACGCCGTGGAAACATGGAGCCGTTAATCGAGAAAATGAAATGCCAGATGCTCGAATTTCAAGAGCAGGAGAGTGAAGGACTGCTGATGCTGGATAAACTCAGCGAACACGGTGTAAAAAGTTTAATTAATCGCAATTAAACAGTTTACGTACGTAAAAAACCGAATATCATGGTAAGGGTGACAACAACGTCATGATGCTTACCGAATCGCAAGCCTCAGCCTAACCGCTGGGGCTTTTTCGTTTCTACACAACGGCAAGAGTAATTAGCGGGTGCTTTCGGGCGCTATAGAGACGTTAATTGCGCTTTTTTTTGTGTTGAATGTCGAATCACAGACTGCCCGATATGGTGAGAGGTTGAAAGACTGAGGACAGAAAGGCCGCCGCAACCCAATACTGGAACACTGGCGTAGATGGTTCGATTCCAGCGGTTTCCACCAATTTTCAAGGCTCACTTCGGTGGGCCTTTTCTTTTGCGCCTCCCGATTCACTATCAAATCCTCTTTCCTGTAGTCGGGACGGCGCTTTTTATTCACACGGCATACAGCCGGTATCGCCGGGACTGCCGGAGACGGCCCATGAATGACAGCTTAATAACCAGTATCGGCGCGATTGTTTTCGGCGCTGGCGCGGTGGCGCTTTTCTGGCGTCCACTGGTATCAGGGTTAGCAAATATCGTCACTGGTAATAAAGCCACCGGCGAAATTATTACTGGTTACAAAGACCAGGTTTCACAGCTCAAATCTGATAACGCGCTGCTCCGTGAGCAAAACGACGAGCTGCGCGCCCGCCATGACGAGAACATCATTCGAATATCTGCTCTTGAGACTGATTTGAAGGTCATCAAAAACGCACTTCGCGTGATGCTGGCAATGTCAGGAGCAAATCTCGATGAGCGCTTCCGTTCTGAAGTGAACGGGCTTATTGGCAAGCTCGGAGACGGAAAATGAAAAACACCCAGGCCTTACAGAGGCGAACTATTTACATCGGTATTCTCATGCTGATCCTGAGCATGATCTGCGTGGCGATGACAATCATGTTCGTTTACGTCAGTGAGCGTTCCAATCAACGCGTCGAAGAGATCAGGCGTGATTATCAGGACGCTGCAAACCGACGCGATAAAACGGTGGACGCACTGTCCGGCAAAGTATCAGCAATGCAGCAGAAACTAAACGTTCTGCCCGACCAGACGGCAGATAAGACCGCTGATGCGGTTAAACAGGCAGTAGCAGAGGATGATAAAAAATGAGCCAGATTATTCAGATACTAAATTTTGAGGAAGGATTTCGTTCAAATCCTTATATCGACTCTGAAGGATTCCCGACTGTGGGGATTGGATTTCTGATTGGTCCTAAAGGGGCCACTATCAGTAACTACACGTTCTCAATTTCCAGGGCGGTTTCAGACCTCTGGTTACAGGAAGTTGTGGACGATTACACGTCGAAGATGCAGGCAAATGAAGTCATCAGTGCAGCGCTGAAGCAGTGTAACCCGGCACGGGCAGATGTACTGAAGAGCATGGCTTACCAGCTGGGCGTATCTGGCCTGGCTGCATTCAAAAATACCCTTGGCCTTATCGCGGCGGGAAATTTCACGGATGCTGCAAACGCAATGCTTGACAGCCTTTGGGCAAAGCAAACGCCCGTGAGGGCCAGACGGCAGGCTGACGTAATGAGGCAGGGGACATACGACGCTTACAAGGGGCTGATATGAGCCTCTTTTTTTTCGTCCTGATTTCGCTGGCGCTGGTGATTGTTCTGTTGCTGGTACGCAAATACACATCACTGGAATTTGTGGCTCACACCCGGCTGCTGTTTCGCACCTGGTCAGTGTGGCTGGCTTCAGTCGGGGCGGCAATCGGTGCGACCGTTCAGTCATTCCCGGATACTGCGCTACACGCCTGGGCAGTCTTGCCACCGGACATTAAAGGCATCCTTCCCCCTAACATACTCAGTTTCATCAGCCCGACGCTGGTCGTTCTGGCCGTGCTGGCGCAGTACGTACGGCAACCAAAACTGAAAGACCAGCGCGACCAGCTGGAGCAACAGCCATGAGCCTGATTATGGATTGGTGGAATTACTTTCTTGCCGGGCTGGCAGTAGTGGCCGCTCTCGCCAGTGCGTATATCGGCGGAAAAAAAATCGGCACAACACAAACACAGGCGAAAGCTGATGTGAAAGCTGCTGAGGTTAAATCGGCTCAGGTGGCCGCACTCGCTGAAAAGCAGAAGCAAAACACTCAGGCGGTGAAAGATGTTCAGGCGAATAATTCTTCTCTCAGTGATAGCGATGCTCGTTCAAAGTTGCGCCAGTCACCCTTCAACAGACAATAGCCCCACTGTAATAGCTGATTCAGGCTGCACGCTGTTCGGCCCCATCTACACCTACGGCAAAGATTCTGAACTGATGGACATCCGAACCGTCAGGGAAATAAACACGCACAACGATACCTTCACCCGCGTTTGCGGAGCACCCAAATGAACATCATCAAACGAGTCTGGCTATGGCTCACCACAAAGCATGAGGACACGAAAGTGAGCGAACCCATCACTGATAACACAGCAGCCGCAGAACCGGTAACAGTATAACCCACCGCGCAGCCAGCACCCACGGGGACCACCACGACCACTGTCACATCCGATGACAGCGTTCTGGAGCAGGTGAAAACGCTACTGGTCAATATCGGTCATGACGTTGAATCCGAATGGGATGAAATTGTTGCCCTGTCAAAGAAACTGGTCGCTAAATCCAAATAAGGAAAACCCATGTCACTGAATATCTCCCTGACATCTGCTGAAATCGTTGCACTGGTTAATAAGCACAACGACCTGAAATCAGCGGTACTGGCAAAGTACCTGAGCGAAAACGCGCCATCTCTGGAAATCACCGACTTGCCGGAAGCTGTTGACGAAGATGCTGACAGCAAAGCGCCTGAACCAGCAGAAGCCCGGTTGTAACGACTACTGCCTGAACAGACGCTCGTATCACAAGAGGTCGCCAGTTGGCGGCCTTTTTTTATGCAGTAAATCCAGCGCTCCGAAAGCGCAACATCCCACCGAAGAACCTGTTTAGGAATGAAGCCTGAGGAAGCCGCCGGTATGACTGGCGAGTCTCTTCGGGCCGGTTTCCTGTTCGGCAGGCTTCATCTCTAAAAAGGTATACGTAATGACATATCCAACAGTGATCGTAAACGGCGTATCAGTTCGTGTGGACAGTGAAGGGCGCTATTGCCTCAACGACTTGCACGCTGCTGCTGTGCTCAATGGCGAGGCAACGGAATCACAAAAGCCAGGCAAGTTTATCCGTAGCTCTTCAGTAAAGCGGTTTGTATACGCACTTGATGCCAGAGGACATAAAAGTCCTTTGGAGCAAAATCAATCACTTAAAGTGATTCGAGGTGGTAACTCACAGAGCGTCTGGCAAGGAAGGAGTGATTGTCATTAACGCATACAGAGTGCCGAAAATTGCTGATGGATTTATCCACCTACATTTCATGAATCAGGGCGTTGACTGTAGGGCTGGATACAGCCTCTCCGGTATTAATGAGTATTCAATCAGCACAGTGATGAAAGAGATTTAAAATGGCAAAGCTCACCGACAAACAAGAGCTGTTTGCCCGTGAGTACCTGAAAGATTTAAACGCCACACAGGCAGCTATCAGGGCGGGCTACAGCGCTAAATCCGCCCAAGAGCAGGCAAGTCGCCTGTTATCAAATGTCATGGTTCAATCTCGCATCTCTGAGTTGAAGGATGAGAGGAATGAAGAGGTTGGCATAGACGCCGCATACGTGCTCAAACGCTTGGTTGAAATAGACCAGATGGACGTGCTGGACATCCTCCTACCTAACGGCGAACTGAAGCCAATTAAAGACTGGCCAAAAACATGGCGGACAACCCTCTCCGGAATGGATGTAACCGAGATGTCAGGCGATGACCCCGGCTTTCTCAAAAAGATTAAATGGCCTGACAAGGTTAAGAACCTCGAACTGCTTGGCAAGCATGTGACGGTGCAGGCGTTTAAAGACAACGTTAAAACTGAGCACAGCGGCACCATTGGTATCAACCTGACCAAATCCCTCAGTGAGCTATTCGAAGATGACGGCAATTAACCCGATATTTAAGCCATTCGTTAAGCCTGCGCGTTACAAAGTCGCAAAGGTGGTCGCGGGTCAGGGAAGAGCTGGACGATTGCCCGGTTACTGGTTGAGATAGCCAGGCGGGGCGCTTATCGCTTTCTCTGTGCCCGCGAGCTACAAAACAGTATCAGTGACTCAGTTATACGCCTGCTGGACGACACCATTAATCGCGAAGGGTATCAGGCAGAGTTTGAGGTGCAACGCGCCAGCATTCGGCACCTGATTACCGGTAGCGAGTTCATGTTCTACGGCATCAAGAACAACCCTACCAAGATTAAATCGCTGGAAGGCATCGACATCTGCTGGATGGAAGAGGCTGAGGCGGTAACCAAAGAATCCTGGGATATCCTGATACCTACAATTCGTAAGCCCGGATCTGAAATTTGGGTCAGTTACAACCCGAAGAATATTCTCGACGACACGCACCAGCGCTTCGTAATCGCGCCCCCTGATGATATCTGCCTGCTGACGGTCAACTACAGCGAGAACCCATGGTTCCCGGACGTTCTTCGCCTGGAGATGGAAGAGTGCAAGCGTAAGGATTATGACCTTTATCTGCACATATGGGAGGGCGAGCCAGTCGCTGATAGTGACATGGCAATCATCAAACCATCATGGATTGCTGCGGCAATTGATGCTCACCTGAAAATCGGCTTTAAGCCAACTGGTCGTAAGCGCGTAGGCTTCGACGTTGCCGATGAAGGTGAGGACAGTAATGCCACCACGCTGGCACACGGCTCTGTCGTGCTTGACTGCAATCAGTGGAATAAGGGTGATGTCATCACTTCCGCTGACCGCGTTAAAAACTACGCAGAAGAGGTTAGGGCTGGTGAGATTGTCTACGACTCTATCGGTGTAGGCGCGGGTGTTAAAGCTCACCTGAAGCGTGTGTGTCGCATTCCTGCCACCGGATTCAATGCCGGCGAGTCAGTGTTTAAGCCTGATGCGAAATACGCAGACGGCAAGACCAACAAAGACATGTTCTCAAACATCAAGGCTCAAGCCTGGTGGGGTGTGCGTGACCGGTTCTACAACACCTGGCGCGTCATTAAGCACCTTGAGGCGAACCCAAAAGACACCGAGTTTGTAAAACAGTTCACCGACGATCAGCTAATCAGCCTTTCCTCTGACATTAAACAGCTTGAATACCTTAAGGCTGAACTGTCACGCCCATGGGTCGATTACGACAATAACGGGCGAGTTAAGGTTGAGAGCAAAAAGGACATGAAGAAGCGCGGCATACCCTCGCCGAATATGGCCGACTCACTGATTATGGCCTTTGCACCGGTTCACAAACCATTCCATATTCCTGACGAGATACTTCAATGACAAGACGTAAAGCCGCACAGGCACCTCGCCGGGAAGTGGCAAAAATCACTCAAGCGCACATTGATAGCGCTTCTGTAGCGAATGATGAAAAGCTATATGCCGAATTCAGGCGCTACGAGCCGCTGCCCGGGGTGATACCAGAAGGAAAAAAAGAAGTGGCGATGGCGATGGATGCCACGCCTTACGATGTGCTTAACGGTATGTCAATCGGCAATGAGTATTCAGGGTTTCGGGGCTACCCCATCCTAGCTGCAATGTCCCAGCAGGTTGAGTATGCAAACATGCACACCATCATGGCTGATGAGATGACGCGTAACTGGATTGAGGTGAAAAGCACTAAAGAGGGCGACCCGGACATTGAGCTAATGGACTTGGCCCTCACCAAATATGATGTAAAACGGCTCATTCACCAGGCTGTCAGGCAAGATTCTGAGTATGGCGTTGCGCACATTTTTATCGACGTGGGTGCTGATGAGATTGAAAACGAAAAGCCTCTGTTTCTGGACCCGCGAAAAATAGCTCAAGGGTCGCTAAAAGGCTTCCGTTGCGTTGACCCCAATTGGGTTTATCCGGCCATGTATAACACTAACAAGCCACTCAGGGCCGACTTCTATAAGCCCCAGGCATGGTTTGTAATGGGTGATACGGTGCATGAGTCCCGATTCATAGACATTGTAAGCCGCCCTGTTCCCGACATTCTTAAACCGTCATACAACTTTGGCGGACTGTCGTTGACCCAGTTAATGGAAGATTATGTTATTGACTGGCGTGACGCCAAAAAGAACATAATCAAAGTGATAAAATCACTTCGTATGCGTGCGCTAAAAACAGACATGGACGCTCGATTGCAAGAGCCTGGCGCTTTTGACAAGCGCATAAAGCTGTTTACTCAGTATCAGGATAATCAGGGCATATGGGCGCTGGATGTTGGGGAAGATTTACTACACATGCAGACATCCCTGAGCGAACTTTCAAATCTGCTTTCCAATTATCAGGAACAGCTTTGTATCCCATCAAGAACCACGAATCTTAAAATGTTTGGCAATGCCCCTGCCGGGCTTAATGCCAGTGGTGATGCTGAGATTGAGACATGGCATGAAACAATATCAGGTTCTCAGGAGCTTGATTACCGCCGGGCAATTGAAATTATCTTCAAAATTATCCAGCTCTCAGAGTTTGGTGAGATAAAACCGGACATCTACTTTGAGTTCAGGCCGCTTGATGAAGTGAGCGATGACGAGAGAGCGAGTACGAATAAAACCCGTGTTGAGACTGTAGCTATTGCTGCTGACAGCATGTTAATCAGCTCTGAAGAGGCTCGCGATGCACTGAAAAGCATTGATGGTGCTGGATTTGAAAATCTGAGTGGCGATTATGAGCAGGAAGAGATTAAAGAGTCTGAGGGCGGTGAATTATAACGCCGGGAACATTATCTGGTATCGGAGTGAGCTGCTGGCGATAATCCGGGAAATGAACGATGATGTAAAAAAACACATCATTCCCATCTTTGAGGATAATCCGCTGGCTATGGATGCCAACCCTGTTCAGTTATTGCGTGGCGCGTTGCGTTCCCTGTCAAGGAAATGGATTGATCGCTTCATAACGAAAGCCACGCCTACAGCTGAAATCATCACCAATAAAACAGGTGAAGCCGTTGATCGTTCGCTACTAGCCTCCGCCCGCAAAGACGCCATGACCATCAACATGCAGTGGACTGACGCCATGCTTGAAAAACGTGAGGCTATCATTGCTGAGAATGTGTCGTTAATACGCTCAATTCCCGAGAAATATTTCACTGACGTGGAGTCGATGGTGTTTCGTGCAGTGGCGAAGGGTGGTGATCGCAAGTTATTGGCAGATGAGATAGAAGTCAGCTTTGGTAAGCGACATGGTGTCACCAGGCGTCGTGCTGAGTTTATTGCGCGTGACCAGGTGAGGAAAGCTACAAGCGCCTTGTCCAACGCAAGACAGCAGGCCGCAGGCATCAAGCGCGGCATATGGATTCACAGCGGTGGTGGCAATGAACCCAGGGTAAAGCATGTTCACGCCAATGGGCAGGAGTTCGATCTAAAAAAAGGGTTACCAATTGGCGATAAAGGGCAGTACGTATTACCGGGTGATGAGCCTGGTTGCGGGTGTACCTGGAAGCCTGTTTTGCCTTTCTAAATAAATAGATAAAAACAAGGTCACTTTGGTGGCCTTTTTTATTGCCAGAAAAACAGGAATGCACATGAAAGATGTGAAGTTTGCCTTCGATAAGGCGAGCGTTCGCCGCTATGACGTTGACGGGATGCTTCATGTTGAGTTGACCCCAATCAGCAAAGCAAATGTTTGTGTCTATCACGGAAAAGAAATCCCCAACTGGGAAGATTTAGGACTCGAGCCTGATAAGGCATACCGGTTATTGCGTGATCCAGGTGAGCTGGAGAGCGCAGTAGACACATTTAATAACAAGCCGCTTCTGAACACTCACATTGCCGTCTCCATTATCAATCCACCAAAGGACTCCATCATTGGTGCGACTGGCAGCAATGCCATATTCGAAGGTGGCTACCTGAAAAACTCGCTGGTTATCTGGGACGCTAATTCGATCATCGGCGTGGAAAACAAGCAACAGCGTGAAATCTCATCTTCTTATCGCTATCGGCTGGATATGACGCCGGGAGTGTTTGAGGGCGAAGCATACGATGGCGTCATGCGTGACATCGTTTGTAACCATGTGGCAATTGTGCCAAGTGGCCGGGCTGGCCCGGATGTATTTGTTTATGACTCACTACCAACAGGACTCAAACTGATGTCAAAAATTCAGAAGCTTATGGCGCTCTTCAAGCCTCATCTGGCTAACGATGCCAACCCTGAAGAGATGGAAAAGAAAGTCGAAGAAATTATCAAAGATGATGATCAAAAAGACGTGAAAGTAGCAAAGGATTCTGAGGATGAAAAAGACAAAGTCGCCAAAGATGAAGATGACGACGAAAAAGATAAAAAGCCTAAAACGGCTGATGATGAAGATGATAAGCCTGAAAACAAAAAAGACGACAAGCTGGCGATGGATGAAGCTATCCGCCGTGAAGTTCAGCGCGTAGAGGCGCGTCATATTGCTTTGCGTCAGGCCGAGCGTGACGTCCGCCCTGTGGTGGGGGATTTGGCTTGTGACAGCGCTGACGATGTTTATCGCACTGCATTGAAACAGATGGGCTGCACTGAACATGCAACGTTGCCAGCAGCGGCGTTACAGTCAGTGTTCAAGGCTTACTCTCGCCCTGCAATGGCAAATGACTCAAACCCTATCACTCACACCTCACGTACCGCCGTAAAAGCATTCTTCGAGGGTAAATAATATGTCTTTTCAAAAGAACGTAAAACTCTATTCCGGCGTTGGTCAGGCTGGTGCTCCTGCCTCAAACTCGCCAATTATCGCCGCTGCTGGAGGTCCTGGGGCATTTCAGGCGGGTGCTAATGGACTGATTATGACTCGCTTTGCATGGCGCAATTCAACCAATCCCAAATTACTCGACAACACCGGAACGGGTTCGCCAGTTGGATTTATCTATAACAATGCAAACGCCACAATCGGATATTTGCAGGCAAACAGCATGACCATCCCTGCATACCGGGAGGCATCCCCGGTAGTAGGTGGTGATTTCTGGGCGCTGGCAACAACTGTGGCAACAGTCGGGCAAAAAGTGTTCGCAGTGTTAGCGACTGGTTTGCTGGCAACTGGCGCGGCTGGCGCAACGATTGATGGCGCTGTCGAAACTGACTGGTATGTGGCAAGCCCTGCCGCTATCGGCGACTTATTGATTATTTCTACATGGAGCAAAGCATAATGCCACAACTGACCCAGGCTGATTTTTCAGCTTTCAAGGCGGAAGCTGAATCGCGCGGCATTTACCTGCCCCCGTCTGTAACTAAATTTGCAATGGATGCTGATATTCAGCCCACTATGCCAGCTAACGGCGGCATTCCTGCGGTTGTCTCAACATTTATTGATCCTGAAATTGTACGGACCATTTTCGCAAAGCAGAAGGCTACAGACATTCTCGGCGAGAAGAAAAAAGGCTCATGGGCGCAGGACACCCTGATGATCCAGCGCATTGAGCAATCCGGCGATGTGGTCGCGTATGACGACTACAGCGACCAGGGTGCTAACCAGGTGACATCTCACTGGGAAAATCGTCAGGTATATCGCTACCAGACTATGGTGACGTACGGAGAGCTTGAGCAAGAGCGTTACGGTCTTGCGATGCTGCCTTATGTTGCCGAAAAGCAACGTGCAGCCGCATGGACCCTTAATCAGGCCCAGAATCAGTTTTACTTCTACGGCGTATCGGGGTTGATGAACTTCGGCATTCTCAATGACCCGGATCTCCCGGCCCCAATCACCCCCGCAACTGTAAGCGGTGCGACCCTGTGGTCTGCCAAGCAGGTAGTGGATATTTATAACGATATTCTGTCTCTTTATGCTGACCTGGTTGAAAGAAATAATGGCGCAGTAGGCGATGGTATTGATATGGCCTCACCTCTGGTGCTTGCAATGAGCCCCAAAGCATCCGTATGGTTCAAACGCGCTAACGAGGTGTTCGGTAATACCGTCGAGAAGATGGTTAAAGACACCTTCCCTAATCTTCGCGTTGAGGTAGCGCCTCAGTACGACACTGATGCTGGCGAGCTGGTACAAATGTTTGTTGAGACCGCCCAGGGCCAGGATGCCGGATATTGCGCATTCAGTGAAAAGCTCCGTGCGCATCCCGTTATCACAATGACTTCAAGTTGGAAGCAAAAGCACTCCGGCACTACTTACGGCGCGGTTATCACCATGCCAACCCTGTTTGCTCAAATGCTGGGAGTGTAGAAATGGCTAAGAACTCAACGTATGTGATTGGCTGTAAGCTGCCTAACGGACTTTCATTCCGTCACGATGATAAAGTCATTACCCTGGCGGGCGCAAATTCCTCTGCGCTGGTTAACGGTTTCGGCATGACAAAAGATGTCCCTGCTGATGCGTGGGAGGCATTCGAGAAAAACCATGCAGACTCGAAGTTTATCAAAAATGGCATTGTGTTCGCCGTGTCAGACGAAAAATCCCTGGCCGATGCCAGTCTTGAGCGGGAGAACGTAAAAACCGGTCTTGAACAGGCGTCAAAAGAGTCGGCGAACGTCAAGGAAGACAAAGGGGGATAAATGGCCGTTGTGAATCTGAATACCACCATTTTCCGCGCCATGTACCCTGAATTTTCTAACGTCACCGACGCTCTCCTTCCATTCCTGTTCGACCAGTCCACGGACTATCTGGACAACACCGACTTTTCACTTGTTGACGACGCCGTGAAGCGGGAGCGACTGCTCTACCTGCTAATGGCGCATCTTGCTTATGTGAAATATGGGGACGCTCAGAAAAACGGTGGTTCAGGAATGGTCGGGCGCATTTCATCGGCGTCAGAGGGGAGTGTGTCCGTTTCGGCGGACATTGGCTCGACGGAATTCAGGTATTCCTGGTATACCCAAAGCCCTTACGGAATGAGTTTCTGGCAGGCGACGAAAGTTTACCGCATGGCTAACTACTATCCGGGGAGCTGAATATGGCAGGGAAGATAGCCGATTTCCTTAACGGGGTGGCGAAGGGGCTGGACTCGAAGCAGGTTAAGGTCGGCTTTATAGACAAGGCAACTTACCCTGATGGAACCAGTGTGGCGATGGTGGCTGCAATTAACGAATACGGCAACCCCGGCAACAATCAACTTCCACGCCCATTCTTTCGCAATGCTATCAGTGAGCACTCAACAGAGTGGGCTGATGCGGTGGGGCGAGGTATACGTGCAGGCTTGCCAGTTAATAACGTTCTTGAAGTAGTCGGCGCTCAAATTCAGGGAGACGTTAAGCAGTCAATTGCATCACTGATGGAGCCAAAATTGTCTGCGACAACGTTACATATTCGCCGCTCCAGAAAAGTCATGCCGAATAAATCAGATAAACCTCTGGTTGATACGCGAGTCATGATCGGAGATGTCAATTACGAGGTAGGTGAAATTGAATCTTCACAAAATAGCTAAATCTGCCATTGGTCGCGTAAACCCCTCTGTGGATGCAGAGGTGCTTGTGTCAGATGGCTTTGAATTGGGCGAGGGGCGAAAGAAGGTTCCTAAGTACCTTCCACCCCAGACTATATCAATTCAGCTTCAGCCGCTATCCCGTGGCGACCTTCAGCATGTAGATGGAATGAACCTGCAAGGCCTGTGCAAATCGATTCATGTTGATGGCAACTTTTACGGTACGAATCGCGAGAAGGTGCTGGGTGGAGACCTGTTCATCATCGGCACTGAAACCTGGCTGGTCATTGAGCCGCTGGAGCTGTGGCCGGACTGGTGTCGTCTGCTGGTGCAGTTGCAGGTGACAACATGAACGATATGACCATCGATGACGTGATTGACGTGCTGGCCGATTTCGCAGAACCACACATTGGAAAGTGTGAACAGGCACAGGCCAACAGAGTGCCAATGGATAAAGGTGAGTTCAACATCCTGACGCCGTTACGGTTCAGGAGGCTGTCAACCAGTCGGGAGAAAAATAAAGACACCGGGGTGCAGTCCACAAGTTCCATTGGGTTCACTGAGGTTCGTCAGGCAGAAATACAGGTTGATATTTATGGTGATGGTGCTGGTGACAGAGCTATTGCACTGGAAACATTATTCCGAACCGGATATGCCTATGATGCAATTAAGGCCATCGACGCTCGCGTGGCACCGCTGTACAGCACGGAGGCCATACAGGCACCCATGATCAACGCCGAAAATCAGTGGCAGGAGCGCTATATGCTCACACTGTATTTGCAGGTTCATATCACGATAGACGTCCAGCAGGACTTCTTCGACAAGGCTCAAATCACTATTAACCAGGCTGATAAGGCGACTTTATGAGCAAAATTCCATTATCGCGTGATTTTAAAATCACGCCTTCCACCGTAAGCGCTGCTGGAACAGCACTGGATGTTTACGGGCTTCTTTTGTCAGATAACGAACTGCTTCCTGTTGGCAAAGTCGCGGAGTACACCAGCGCTTCTGATGTTGGCCTGGCTTTTGGCACAACCAGCAAAGAGTACCTTGCAGCCTCGCTTTATATGTCAGGGTACGATAATTCCACCGTTCGCCCCGGGGCTGTATTATTTGGGAGATTGGCTCTTGAGGCGGTCTCCGGCTGGCTCATGTCAGGAAGCTTTAAAGGCGTTAAAATTGCTGCTCTAAAAGGCATTACGGGGACCATTACATTAACTGTTGATGGTGCTGCTGTAACCAGCACATCAATAAACCTTGCCTCTGTTACCAGCTTCACCGATGCGGCAACCGCTATTGCCGCCGCTTTTGGAAGCGGCGTTACAGTTGACTGGTTACCTGTTCAGAGTCGGTTCATTATTCGTTCTGCGACTACTGGTGCTGACAGCGAAGTTTCTCTGGCGCAGGAAGGAACTGCTGCCACTGCCCTGAAATTAACATCGGCCACTGCTGCTACGATTTCACCGGGTGCGGCGGCAACCAGCATTACCGATACAATGGAATCCATTATTAATCAGAATCAGGATTGGGTTCTGACATCTTCCCTGGTTGAACTGGACGACGATCAGAAAGAAGAACTGTGTGCCTGGGTAAGCGCATCCAGCAACCGATATGGGTACGCATATCACGACCCCTCAGATGCTGGCACGGTGGCTAATAACGATGCGACATTCCAGCAGAGCGTTGTGGTGACCAATGGTTATGAGAACGTGTTTGCGGTATATGGCACTTACCTGTATGCAGTGCTGGCGCTGGCATATTCAGCATCACTGAACTTCAGTCGCACCAATGGACGTGTGTCATATAAATTCCGTGCATTTTCCGGCCTTGCACCTAATGTTACTGACAACTCAACTGCCGCAGCGCTTGAGTCTAACGGATATAACTTTTACGGCTATTACGGCCAGAATAAGACGCTGGCTCAGTACGTTTCTGATGGCTCAATCAGTGGAAAATACCTGTGGCTGGACAGCTTTATCAGTCAGGTGTGGATTAACGCTAATCTCGTTTCTGCATTCGCCAGTCTCTTTACACAAAACGCATCTTATGCGTTCAACCCAACTGGTTACGCCTCTGTTTCTGCTGCCGTTATTGATGTGGCGGCCAGTGCTAAAACTTTCGGTGCCATTCGTACAGGCGTCACACTGGATCAGTCGCAAATCAACATTGTTAATGATGCGGTGGGTTCAGACATATCAAACACTCTTTATACAGAAGGCTGGTATCTGTACATCCCCACGCAGACAGGGACAGCAAGAATTGAGCGAAGCCTCAAAGGGGTTATCTTCTATTACGTCGATGGACAGTTAATCCAGAGCATCGATATGACTTCAACAAACATTCTGTAAGGATTAAGCGATGCCAATCGACATTACCAGCGCTAATTCAAAATTAAATATCGTTGTCCCATCCTTCTATCCGGGCGGATTTGATGTTGATGATTACGCCGCAGAAGACATGTTTGAGGCTGGAGCATTGCAGAATGCCGAAGACATGATGTCCGCTGACGGGAAATACCACGCTGGCTTTATTTTCAACCCGCAGGATTTCACCGTCAATCTTATGCCGACCTCAAACGCCGGATCACTGATTGATAAGTGGTATGCAGCAGAACGGACGGCAGTCGGCAAGTTTGCCTGCAATGCGACGCTGATCATTCCTGCATTAAGTGTGAAGTACAATTTTGTTAATGGCGTTCTCTATACGTGGACGCAAATACCACCAGGCAAGAGGATATTGCAATCGCGTCCTGCCGTCTTCCATTTTGAATCAGTCACATCGAGTCCGGCATAATGAGCAGAAAAACCATTGAATTTATCGCTGAGGATGGGCGCGATAACGGCAAGAAATTCCAGATAACTGAAATGTCAGCATGGGATGCCGAGGAACTGTCAGAGGAAATCTATCGTGCAATGGGGCAGGGAGAATTTAATTCACTGCCATCTGATATTGTGTCGATGGGCGTGGCTGGCCTGGCTACCGTGGGACTTTCGGTGCTTTCTGCTGCCCCTGCTGCCACATCACGCTATATCTCTGAAAAGCTGCTATCAACCGTGGAAATTACCATCAACCACCAGGGTAAACAGGTCACGCGAGCAATAGAGAAAATTGATTTTGAGGAAATCACCACAATCCGCCAACTGAAGGATAAGGTTTTCGAGCTGAACTTCGGTTTTTTATCACTCGCCGCCGGGTAAAGTTTCCGCACCTCAACACGCCAGAAATCCCCAGAAAGTTAACCGAGTCAGTTAATGTGCCAAAGAACATTTATGCGGTCATATGTTCCGGCCAGGCCACGTATTCTCAGTTGCAAAGCGAACTCTCTGTGAGGGATATGTATAACCTGCTGGAAGTAATAGCGGTTAAGGCGCACAACGAAACAGCCTGGCGGCTGCACCTGAGTAAGAACCGATGATCATTGAAGAGCTTGCCTACAAAGTCACCGTCCGTGCCGACGAGTTTATGTCAGGCAAAAAGAAGGTCGAAGAGGGCGCAAAAGACCTGGGTAAGAATGTCACTGATTCGATGGATGTCACTGCTGACAGCACTAAGAAAGCAGGGACTGCCGTTGATAAAGTAGGCAAACAACTCAAGCGGACATCCGAGGATACAAAGCGCCCCTTCGGCCTGTTAAGCAGTGGTTTCTTTGGTATGGCTAAAGGCGCGAAGGCATTTGGAAAGCATGGCAAAGAGGCATTTAGCGGTGTGCAGGCTGGCGCGGCTAAGTTTTTAGGCCTGGCACTGTCTATTGAGGGAACGCGCCGACTTTTTACCTCCGCAACAAACAGTCTCGTTGATTTGGGTAATGCCTCCAGCAATCTTGGACTTGATCCCAAGGTTGTTGATGGCTACAAAAATGCAGCTGAATCTGTAGGCAGTTCATCTGAGGCTATTACGTCTGCATTAACGAAAATGAAGAATGCCAAAAACTGGTCAACATCCGGTATTGGTGCGCCTGATGAGAGCACTGTAGCCACCCTGCAACTTGGCACCCAGACAGGGGTTGACATTCTCGGCGCTAAAGACGCAGATGAAATGTTTCGTCGTACAGAGGAAGCTTTGCGCAAATTGCCAAAGGAGCAGGCGCAAATTTGGATGCAACGTGTAGGCATTGATGCTTCTCTACTACCCTCAATTCTGGATGGCAGCCTTGATAAAAATCAGGCTCAGTTTCAAAAGAAATCCAGCTCCAGCGACGAAGCCATTAAGCAGGCGCGGGAAGTTAAAACAATCATGCAAGATCTTGATGTAGCTATAAGTGGCGTCGGAAGTAGTCTGGTTTTGGCGTTTGGGCCAGATATAACGAAAGGAATGAAAGATTTCAGCAGCTGGATCGACCAAAACAAATCTAACATCATTGGCTTCTTTAAAGATGGTTCAGAATGGGCTAAAAAATTTTCTGAAGCTGTTGGAGGGAAGGGTAATGCATTAAACCTCCTTTTGGCTTTAAAGAACCCGACCCTTGCAGCGGGCGTCTTTGCAGCCAGGCAGGCCAGTGAGTTGAGCGATACCGTTACTCAGCATGATGGAACATCTTCATTCTGGGAATCCCTGATGGGAAGAATCAAGGCTGGCGGCTGGTACAACTACGAGCAACAACTGAAAGACAAACGCGGAGAAGATAATGGGCCTGTACAACATGGTCAATCGTTGAATGTTGGTAGTTTTTCAATGGACCGATTGCTTGATGCTGTTGCTAAGGCTGAGAGCGCTGGCCGTGGAGATATTAATGCTGTATCTCCGAGAGGTGCTACAGGTCGCTACCAGTTCATGCCTGATACTGCGCGTGAAATGGGCCTGCGTGTTGATTCTGAGGTCGATGAACGGCGCGACCCAGTTAAGTCCCGCGAGGCGGCGAGGAAATACCTCAACATGCTCATTAATCGATATCATGGGAATGTTGACCTGGCTCTCAAAGCTTATAATGTTGGGTTTGGTTCGTTAGATAAATGGATAAACTCAGGGGCACGTCCGCAGGATTTAAATAAAGAAACAAAGGAATACGTTGGGCGAGTATCCGAGAACTACGGTGCAGACCTGTCCAGAATTTCGGCTCTTGGGCAAATGCCAGCCGGAGCGCAAACCACTGACAACAGCCAGACCAGCACTACCCACATCGGCACCGTGCAGGTAAACACCAATCCTCAAAGCGTCGATGCCATAACGAAGTCTATTGCAGAGCAGCAGCGCCGTAGTAGCATGGGCGGGTCTTTTGTTTCTGGGAATGGGTGAATTGTATTAGTCGCGACTTGATCTGACACTGGACCTTGAAAGGTTGAGAGTTACCGGTTTTGATATGGGTGTCTAATCCTTAAACAAAACGCGAGGTAACTCTCATGATTCATACTAACAATCCCATCATCAAACACAAAGCCGGCCTGCTCAATCTCGCCGAAGAACTCGGTAACGTATCAAAAGCCTGCAAGATCATGGGCGTGTCACGCGACACGTTTTACCGTTATCAGGAACTGGCTGCTGAAGGCGGCATCGATGCGCTGATTAACCAGAACCGCCGCGTCCCCAACCTGAAGAACCGCGCCGACGAAGCCACTGAACGCGCTGTTGTTGAATATGCCGTTGAGTTCCCGGCCCACGGGCAACACCGGACCAGTAATGAGCTGCGTAAAAAAGGCGTGTTTATCTCCGGTAGCGGCGTGCGCTCCATCTGGCAACGGCACGACCTGGAGAACTTCCGTAAACGCCTGAAGGCACTTGAGGAAAAGGTCGCCAGAGAAGGCATCGTGCTTACCGACGCTCAAATCGCAGCGCTGGAGAAGAAGGCCCACGATGACGAGGCCAGCGGAGAAATCGAAACTGCTCACCCGGGTTATCTCGGGTCGCAGGACACCTTCTACGTGGGCAATCTGAAAGGTGTGGGTCGTATCTACCAGCAGACGTTCGTGGATACGTACTCGAAAGTGGCACACTGCAAGCTGTATACGAGTAAAACGCCGATCACCGCCGCAGACCTGCTCAATGATCGCGTACTGCCGTTCTACGAGGCTCAGGGACTGCCGATGCTGAGGATCCTGACCGACAGGGGAACGGAGTACTGTGGTAAGGTGGAGCAGCATGATTACCAGCTGTATCTGGCCATCAACGATATCGACCATACAAAAACGAAGGCGATGTCTCCGCAGACGAACGGCATCTGCGAGCGCTTCCATAAAACTATTTTGCAGGATTTTTATCAGGTTACGTTCCGTAAGAAGTTATACGAAGACCTGGAGAGCCTGCAAACGGATCTGGACAACTGGTTGTGGCATTACAATAATGAGCGAACTCATCAGGGAAAAATGTGCTGCGGGCGTACGCCAATGGCCACGTTACTTGATGGTAAACGAGTCTGGGCAGAAAAAAATCTGAACCAGATGTAATCTGACAGACACCTGTATAAATAACCGGTAACTGTCAGATCAGGTCTGAGCTAGTACAGGTGAATTATTTCACGTCACGTCCAAAGATAACGGCATTCTTAATTAACAAAACCAAGTCTTCACCCCGAACGTCACCAGCTACCGATTGGTACATAGTGTCATAGGAATTGCTTTGCAAAGTCCATTTTACCGAGTCAGCCTCACCTTTATTCCCTTTGGCATAAAAGTGGCCCATAGCGCAAACAGCCGACAAGGAGGTTTTGAAACTGGTTTCATTCCAATCCTTATCTTCAGTAATTTTTTCTCCGACATGTAACGAATAGGGTTTGAATTTTATGTTGTGTTCTTTTATGAAAATATCCGATTTCTTGTTTGCGTAGTTATTGCACTCATCAATGTAACCACCTTTCCCGTCAACTGGCAGCTCATAGGCGAATGCATTGATGGAAACAAGAAGTGAAAGGGCTATGGTTTTTTTTATCATTTCATCCTCTGTTTGAATTAGCTGACTCAGGTGGGCTTTTTGTCATCCAACTCCATGGACAGTGCTGTTTTCAGCAGTTCATGACTTTCCTTAAAGCTGTGCCCTTGAGATAGGAACTCGAATCCGTCTGACTTCTTGACTTTGATCACCTTGCTTTTATTTCTACCGAAGTAGTAGGCAAGCGCCCCAACCAGGCAGTTTGTTGAGTACGGTGATGTGGCTACATCGACGATAAGCTGCAAGATATAGTCCGTAGAGTCGTAAGCCAGCACTGGACCATGGCGCTCGTAATCAACAGACCACGTAGAAAAAGCATCCTCAATCTCTTTCAATTCTGAAGCGGGAAAAGAAAAAATGACCTTATCCACCATATACAATCCCTCGATTCGTAATGTTTTAACTATGTTTCATTCTGGTCTGCGCCTTCTTTTGGGATTTAAAGTCAAAATCTCACACGAGATTACCCCTACAGAATTCACAAAAATGGTTGTCGATGACCTTCGCCGACAAGCAGAAAGCGGCGAGTTAAAGATGACACAAGAAGAGTTGCGCACGTCCTTGCTTGCTACTCTTGATGAAAGTTAACAAGAACCTAGTCAGCTGGGCTTTTTGTTGGGTGTGGCGATTGGTTGTGGGAGTGGTGGTAAATCAGCCTGAGCTTTATTCAGTGCCTGCAATGCCACATCCAAATTCCTACGAAGATTAGCAAAGCGTAGGTCATCACTGATTTTAGTTGACTGAGTAAGGATGCGGTTGTGATCTTTTAACTTATTTATCTCAGCTTCAAGTTCAAAGATTTTCGCTTCTGCCGAATGATAGTTTTTCCAATTATCCGCCACAAACGCATACATAGCATCAATGCTAGGGTTCCTCGACCCAAAAAGGCGCTCAAGATTTAATGATAAGTCGATTCGTCTAAGCATCTCCTGCTGAAGGCTTCTTCCCGCCTCATTGGCCTTTGCCTCAACTTCTTCACGCATTTCAGCTGGCATTCTGAAAGGGTAAGGAGAATATTCCTTTTTCATAAAAATGACTCACGAAGATAGAAAAAGATACATCGTATAGCTTTTTAATTTCTTGACAACGATACGTTATGATACATAAAATCATTTCATACGGTTTTACTGTTGTATCATTATGTATCATGGAGGTGTGAATGTCAGTAGTCAAGCAGGTTAATCCTTACCCGTTGCGTTTAGATCCAGAAGTGGGGGATTGGTACAAGGAGCAGGCTAAGTTATCTGGTCGTTCGTTTAACAGCGAAGTGGCGAAGATTTTGGTTGAGCGCAGGAATCGTATTCTTGGGAAGCAGAAGAGTGCGTAGCAGAAATGGTAAGGCCCCAACTACTTGCGATAGTCAGGGCCTCAGCTTGTCCGAACCGTCTAAGGAAACGAACATGAACATTGTAGCTAAATCAGATCTCACATTCCAGAACTTCACATTTACTCCCGTTCTAGAAAAAGGGCGGGTTTGGATTACCTCTACAGAGCTAGCGAAGGTACTGAAGTATAAAAAAACTGACGCCATCAGCCAGATTTATGCCCGTAACGCTGACGAGTTTACCGATGCGATGACAATGACCCTCAATATGAGGGTGAACGGGATAAACAATAGCTTACGCAATAAATCGGTCAGAGTTTATTCACTTCGAGGTTGCCACCTGATCGCTATGTTTGCCACCACGGAGGTCGCCAAAGAGTTCCGTCGCTGGGTGCTTGATATTCTGGATCGGGAGGTTGCTAATTCACCAATCGCCAAACAGTTCAGCGACGAGGAAATCATATACCTCTGCTACATGCAGGTGTGGATGGAAAAAAGTCAGCGCATGAGCGAAGCGTTATACCCTGCAATGGAAGACATTGGCTCTAAATTTGCCTCAACACTTTACGACATGGCAAAAGGAACCCGTTTCATGATTGATAAAAACCGCACCGCTCTTGTGCGTGAATCGCAGGATTTGGATCGGATGAATTTCGTTGTTCGTTCTGCTGAGAAAATGTTGGCGCTACTGAATGGGAAGGAGAGGATTCATTGATTGGCGTATGGGACGGCGCAAAAAGAAAAACCGCCAGTGTGGAGCTGGCGGTCACATCAACTACTAATTGGAGTCTTACATGCAACAATCTTCATCAACTGGCTTTAATGTAGCAAACCCGATCTCACTTGTCGATCCTGATATGCTGCCAGTTATTGAGTGGGCTGGCATCCGAGTTGTGACCACTGGAACCCTGGCAAAAGGGTACGGTACAAAAGAAACCAATATCCGCACCAACCTTGATGCGCATCGTGAGCGTTTTCTTGAGGGCGTACATATCTTTACGGTCACAGGCGAAGATCTGGCGGATTTGAGAGTCAGCAATCCTGACGCACAAATCTCGAACAAAGCACGCAGCCTCACCCTTTGGAGTGAAAAGGGCGCGGCCCGCATGTCGAAAATTGTTGATACCGATGAGGCTTGGAATTTCTTTGAGCAAATGGAGACAGCATATTTTCACCCCCGGCAGAATGTTGGTATTCCCCTTACCTATGAACAGGCTCTTGAAGATTTGCTGGTTAAGGTGAAAGAAAACCGAATTATCACGGAGCAGCGTGATTACGCGATCGAAACCAAGGCATGGATTGGAGAGAAGCGTGAAGCTACGGCAATGGCAACTGCTTCAGTCGAAAAGCGACGAGCTAATGCATTAGCTGAGAAGCTCGGTGAGTGTAAAAAACATGCAACCATCAAAGCGGTGCAACGTGCCACTGGAGAGTCCTTTAATCACTGGCCGATGAAAAAGTGGTGTGCAGCTAACGGCAAATCTCCCAAAGATGTGCCGGACGAGACTTATGGCACAGTGAAGTCGTGGCCTGCTGAGGCATGGAAGGCCGTTAATGATATCGATTTGAAAAGGATTTTCTGATGCAGGCATTACAGCGAGTTAGCGCCCCGGTCTACGTGGTATCGCATCATGGAAAAACGTTCCGGTGCTTTAGCCGGAACACCGCGATAAAGCGCCTTGCTCATTTTATGGCGCAGCGCATGTTCCATCGCGCCGGAATAGAAACGCGCCCTGTGACGAAGATTGACCGGGACGACACAACAATCCATTACGTTAACCGCCCAATAGAGCGCTACTGGCTCGCACAGGCACGATGCGAAAGAAGGCTGAGAAAGATTCTCACTCGAAGATAGCGCCTGCGTTGGGATAATCACAACACAGCAACATACCAAGCCCGCTTTGGCGGGTTTTTTTTCGCCTGGAGAAAGCATGAGCATTATCGACCTCAACACGGCGGATATATTTAACGCCATCGGCGGTGGTTCACCGCTATCTATAATTGACAGCGTTCTTCACCCTTCGTACACCATAAGAAATCACGGCGCATCAACGGTTGCGCTGGAATTTAGTGGTATGGCGTCTATTCAGCCAAGCGCCGGAGCAAGCATTGTCACAGCGCCGATTGAGAATGGCAAATATCAGTCAATTAATAAGGTAGCCCGTCCGGGCCGTGTGGTGTGTGACATTGTTATTTCTGGGCTGACTGGCTTAACGGGGTCGTTACCCAATATCTTTGATCTGACATTTACCAGCCAGTCCACCACGCTGACCACTATCAAAAACATGCTTAGTACAGCGGCCACCTACGACATTGATACGCCCAAAGACACCTATGAAAGTTATGACCTGGCTGATTACAGCTACACCGTTAACAGTAAAAGAGGTGTTTCTCTTCTTGTTATAAGTCTGATTTTCGAGGAAGTCCGGCAACAAATGGATGTCTCAATTTCCAGTAGCCAGTCAAAAGACAAGCCGACCAATAATGACATATCGAATTCGCCTTTCGGAGTTGGTGATGTCACAAAACAATGCTCAGTAAGTGAAGCGAAAATAGATGGCCTTAAAAAATCATGGACCAACCTTAATGCAGCGATTAGCAGCGATGCAGATAAATCTCAGGATAAAATAGCAACAGGATTTCTTTCAGCTATGAAGACAGTAAATAAGGCTCTTTCTGATACGAGCAGCTCTTCAGTAACAACGGCTGCTTCTTTTGTTGAGTCGATAGCAAAGGTCATATAGATGAAAACAATCTCCTTAGAAAATAGAAAATCACAGTCAGTAATTGCAAGCCTTGACGGTCAAAATTGCACAATAAGATTAAATCAAATGCAAAGCGGTCTTTATATGGATTTGACTGTGGATGGAAATCCAATAATTCAGGGGGTGCCATGCCTGTATGCAAACAGGATTGTGAGGTATTCCTATCTGGGCTTTAAGGGTGAATTGTTCTTTCTGGACAATGAAGGACATAGTGATCCTTCCTATGAAGGGCTGACTGACAGGTTCCCCCTTTACTACATAACGGAGGCTGAACTTGTACAGTAAGAAAGATCTTCGTTACGAATTTACCCTCTCTAATGGGTCATTCGATGGAAGTGGTAATAACAAGCTATCTATATCTAACGTTAAATCATCATTTCGTTGTGACTCGTACGGGAGTTACGGCGGATTCAATGGCGAGATTGTTATATTTGGCCTGAGCGCTGAAAGGCTGTCTTTGCTGTCAGGCAAAGGGATCGGAACCTGGGCTGTTGCTACAGATGCTCAGGTTGATGTGTATGTAGGTGATAACAAAATATTCTCAGGTGGAATATTTGGTAGCTACGCCAATATGAACGGGCAACCTGAGACGGCTTTGGTTCTTAATGCTGTGGCAGGACTCAACCTCAAGAAAAAATCATCCAGCTCATTCTCACTGGCTGGAGGTGTTGATGTTGAGAATATCCTTAGTGCGATATGCAAACTAAACGGTTACGGATTTAACGCCGTAAATCTGAAAGGGAAGGTGGCTCAAAACCCACATTATTCAGGATCGCCAATGGACCAGATTATCTCTATTTGTACTGATTTCAATCTTCAGTATCGGCTATTCGACAACATTTTAACGGTATGGGTCAGTGGTAATGCCATTGATACAGTCGTGCCTCTGGTTTCTCCAGAAAGCGGATTAATTGGCTATCCGGTATTTACTCAGTCAGGAATAACATTTCAGACGCAATTCTCAACGCTTCTTTCTCAGGGCAGGGATGTCGAACTCGTCACCTCTCTGCCGAATGCGTCAGGGCGCTATCGGTTATATGTGGTAGAGCATTTTCTAAGTTCCTGGACGGAAAATGGTAATTGGCACACTATCTGCCAGGGTGTGAAGGTGAAAAATGACTAATCAGTTCAAACCAGCACAGAGCAGTTCGAATGATGCTGATATGTTTGCGGCGACGTTTGCAAAGTTTCTGTCTGCTAACAGCTTTATTAAATTAGCTCAGGTAACAGCCGTTCGCGGCACTGCGCCTAATCTGGTTGTTGATGTTCTGCCATTAGTCGCAGATGTAAGAAGCGAAGATCAGACAATAATAATGGGGACAGAGGTATTCAATATTCCTGTATGGCGACTTCAGCGCGGTAAAAGCGCGATTGTCATGGACCCCGTTGTGGGGGATATAGGTGTTATCGCAGTATGTGACACCGATACAACCGTAGCGAGAAAGACGCGTAAGGAGTCTGTCCCGGGGAGCGGTAGAAAGCACTCAATGTCCGATGGAATATACTTCGGTGGAATAATTAACGTACAGCCAACTCAGTTTATTGAGTTTGCAGATAATGCTTTAAATATCACCTCACCCAATCCGGTCAACATCACCTGCACAACCGCAACAATAAAAGCGCCAGGTGGAGTGACGGTTGATGCGCCACTGGCTCACTTTACCGGAAATATCACATCTGACGGAAACATCACAGATAACTCAGGGACGCAGGCAGCATCCCTGAAGACGCTTAGAGATGATTACAACGCTCATAAACACCCTGTGGTTGACGTTCAATCAGGTAGCTCCACGATTATCTCGAATATAACGGATAAACCATCATGACTTACAGGACTTTGAAGCTTGATACGTCCACATGGGATTTGATGTTTGACAGCAATGGAAATATAGCAATCGCCGATTCTGGCTACTCTGCGGCTCAGGATGTTGCTTCAGCGTGTCTGGTTTTTGCCGGAGAGTGTTACTACGACAATACGCTTGGCATTCCGTGGAAAGATGAGGTGCTGGGTTATCGGCCCACTGCGGGTTATATCGCCAGAAAAATGGAAGCGGAAGCAAAGAAACTGCCTGTCGTTGATCAGGCTCTTGCCAGTGTGTTTTTCGATAAGGACACAAGACAGGTGCGTGGGGTGATCAGGGTTACGGATACAGACGGAAATCAATCACAGGCCATCTTATGACGACACTTAAAACGGCAGTTCCCGGGGTAACTATCACGGAGAATGGTCTGCTTGTTCCTGATATTGCTGACGTTTTATCTGGTCGTCTGACCGATATTGATTCAGCGATGGGTGGCGGAGGCAGTAAATCCCTGTCTTCTCCCCAGGGGCAAATATCACAATCAGACACTGAAATCATCGCAACTAACTATGATGCTCTCCTTTGTCTTTTTAACCAAATGAACCCTGACTACGCAACCGGGAGATGGCAGGACGGAATAGGCAGCATCTATTTCATGGAGCGAATATCTGCCCGTGGAACGATAGTCACCGCGACCTGTACGGGGGCTGTTGGCACCCTTATCCCTGCCGGAAGCACGGCGATGGATGATGCCGGATATACGTATGCTTCTATCAGCGACGCTACAATAGCTGCAACAGGCAGTGTCGATATTGAGTTCCAAAATCTGACAACAGGAGCTATCGCCTGTGATGTGGGGGCGCTTAATCAGATTTTTGCACCAATATCCGGTTGGGACTCAATCAGCAATGATGCCTCCGGGGTGCTGGGAATTGACGTGGAGTCTCGCGTTGCTTTTGAGACGCGAAGGAAACAGTCAGTTGCCCGATCTGGAAGAAATACAGATGCCTCTTTACTTGCCAACATTCTGGCAACCGATGGAGTCTCAGATGCTTATGTGTGGTCAAACCGGGAAGATGTAATAGTTAATAAGGGTTCAACATCTTTTCCTGTTAAAAGTCATTCTGTTTATGTATGTGCATACGGCGGGGCGGATGCGGATGTTGCAGAAGCAATTTTTGCAAATAAAAACCCCGGAGCAAATCTCAATGGAGATACCACATATGTAATCGAGGATAAGGATAACTATAGCGCACCATACCCACAATATACCATGCAGTGGCAAAAAGCGTCTCCGTTACGGGTTTATTTCAAGGTTCAGATTGAAAATGATTCCGTAAATCTTCCATCGGACGTGACAGATCAGATAAAGAGCATGGTTGCTTCCGTCTTCAATGGCTCATATGAAGGAATTACTAAAGCCAGGATTGGCTCACGTATAAGTGGCGGGGTTTACTATGCCCCTGTAATTACGATATCACCAGAGTATATGAGCATATTATCAATTACTATTTCATCGGATGGGGAGTTGTATTCACAGTACATAACAGCCGGGATTGATCAAATTCCCACAATTCAACTTTCAGATATTGAGGTGATAAAAGTGTGAGCTATCAGGAAACTATACTTACTCAATATTCAGCTAGTGAAAAAATATTATCCATCATTGACACTTTTAATCAGGCTCTAAGCCTGGATGATTTTACAGATGAATTTATTAAAGATGTATGGGAGGTAACTACATGCGGGACTTTTGGTCTTGATGTGTGGGGAAAAATTGTTAACGTTTCAAGATATATTCAGGCAGATATTGATTCAGATAGATTTGGATTTTCGGAGGCCGATAGTGGCGATGATTATCCGTCCCCTTTTAATGATCAGCCATTTTACGGCGGCATTCAGGAAACTGAAACAGTAAAATTGTCCGATGATGCATACCGCACTCTTGTCTTGTGTAAGGCATTTTCAAATATCAGCATTGCGACCATTAGTGAAATAAACAGATTCCTGACCATTCTTTTTAATGGCAGAGGAAGGGCTTACTGTGTTGATTATGGTGACATGAGGATGGGTATATTTTGTGAGTTTGAACTTGCCCCATATGAGATTTCAATACTGAAAAATTATGATGTTCTTCCCATACCAAGTGGCGTACTGGTCACTGCACATCAAATAGCTCCTCCATATTTTGGGTTTTCCGACGATTCTTATCCGTTCAATGATGGTACGTTCTTTAGAGATATATAAATGAAACAATCAGACTCTCCAAAAAAACAGACTGTACCTTTTGGGGTAAACGGTCAGCGTGAAGATTTGCTCGGCACAACCCCGGCGGGTGATAATACAGCATCATATGATTCTGGATTCCCACCCGTAACAATGATCCTGAAAGCAGCGGGCGGCCTGCCTCCGAAGGGTCAGAATATGAATCAAATTTTGTATGAATTGTCTTGCGCTGCACAGTGGGCTAATGCTGGCGGCGGGTATAATTATGACAGTGACTTTGCTTCATCAATTTCCGGCTATCCAAAAGGGGCGTTGCTTCCTAATTCCACAAATGACGGATACTGGCTTAACACCTCGGATAACAATAATACAAACCCGGAAAATAGCACCGCAGCATTAACTGGTTGGGTTCCGGTTGACTCATACGGGGCAACATCTATTAGTGGTCTGTCGGCATCAAGTGTAACTCTTTCAACGCTTCAGGCATCGAAAGATATTATTTATTTGTCAGGTGCGTTAACATCAAATATTAATGTAATAGTACCAGCATGGATTAAAGGTTGGAGTGTTGTTAATAACTGCACCGGTGCATATACGGTAACGATAAAAACACCCTCAGGCACAGGAATTGCTACATCCCCATATTCAAATAACCAGCTACAGGGCGACGGCACAAATATAATTCAGGGCATGAGTGCGGGGCGTAGGCTTGGAGCGCCACGCGTATTTACCGCCAGCGGCACGTACACTCCAACAGCAGGAACAAACTGGATTGAGGTGCTTGTTGTCGGTGCTGGCGGTGGCGGAGCTGGAGCTGCGGCAACTGCTGTCGGCCAGATGGCGGGCGGGTCAGGGGGCGGCGGTGGTGGTTATGCAATGTCGCGCCTGACATCGGGATTCTCTGGTGTGTATGTGACGGTGGGGATTGCTGGTATTGCTGGCGATGGCTCTCCGTCGAACGGCGGTAAGGGTGGGGATTCATCGTTTGGTTCTATTTTGTCTGCAACTGGTGGGATTGGAGGTGCGAAACAGCCTGGCGTTAATAATACAGTTCTCACGTTGCAGTTGGGCGCTCCAGGTGGGTCTGGTTCATCTGGAAACATTCTGAACGGGTCTGGCGGGTCTGGCGGCCAACTTATATTAAACACTGACAGTAACAGTACCGGCGGGACGGGCGGTAGCTCTTATCTGTCTGGTACGGCAAAAGGGGTTGGAGCAAACAGCTCTGGCAATTCAGGCACGCTTGGTAGTGGCGGATCTGGCGCTGTGTCAGGATCAAGCCCCGATACCGGTTATTCAGGCGGTGCGGGCGGTGGTGGCTGTGTAATCATTTGGGAGTATGCATAA